ATAAATGGTTGACCGGGCTTAAAATGGCGAATACGACTCTATTTACCGTTGTAAGCACGCTGATTGCGTTCTTCGGCGTTATTACAATCACGCATAGTAAAGACCAATATATTCATATCCCGGGCGGTCTTGTATCAATGTTCGCAATCACCGCGTTTATTTACATATTTACGCAATATTACAATATCGACCGCGTGAAAGACGTCGGCGCATTAAAGTCGGACTTGCCTTCCATCATTTCATTGGATTCGGTTAGTAAAATAAAATACGACGCAGAGAGTCTTATGAAAATGCTGCCGTTTTCGGCGGCGATGGCGTTTACCGGGCTGTTGGAATCGCTTATTATGGTGAAAGACGCCGAAGGTGCGCTGGGTATAAAGGGCGATTCGTTTCGCGAGAGTCTCGTCCAAGGTATCGCGAATATCGCCACTGGGCTAACCGGCGGATTCGGTGGTTGTGTATTGGTCGGTCAAAGTAAACTGAATTTGGCAAACGGCGCGAAAACCCAGTTTTCATCGGTGATAACGAGTGTGCTTTTTATTGTCATATGTCTCTTCTTTGGTCGCGCCATCAACGAAATTCCAATTGCGGCGGTAGTCGGGGTGATGTTTCTGGTCGTTTATAAAACCGGTGACTGGGATAGCTTATTCAAACCACAGTCATTTGACAGGCGATGGGTAGTCACGATTATTACCGCCATTGTTGGGTTTGTGTCGGGCAGCTTAACGATGGGTGTCGTCGCGGGTGTGGTATTGGATAAGATGGCGGCGCGGTTATGAAGACATAAAATTGAAATCGTATATCATTGAAATCGTATATGATTGAGTATTATACATCATTATCACCGTTGTATCAGAGATGTCGAGAGATTTGTTAGCAAAGATTGAAGCCGGCTGCTATGGAACTATGAAAGTTGAAGGCGGGAAACTCGTATTCGAAGCATCCGGTGTTCCTCTGGGTCCTCCACCGATTGGCCTTGTTCCTAGTGCGCCGCCACTTGTGGAAGACAATCGGATTATCGATGAACTGAGAGATGAATTGAGAGAAACGAAAGAGAGGTTGGCTGTTCTGGAACAACAAGTCCAACAACTGTTCAAGTTTCGAGAGGCGGTTTTCTCCCCAGCAATGAACGATACGTATGGAAGTAGGACGGACTTTATAAATTTCAATACCAATTTCATAAAGTTCGTTGAAGCAGGGGCAGCAACATATGATGTAATGATTGGAAATCATCCTACTCCATTTTGGAATGGTTGTCGGAGGAGTGGGGCTGGCGTGTCAATGACCGAAATTGTAAGACTTCTGAAGACTAACCTACGCGCGGATATGATAAACCATTTCATCATCCGCCCTCGTGGAACGAATACCCCCGATTGCGGGGTCGTCATCAAGTTCATCATCGACTGGATGGCAACATCGCCCAATCATATCGACATCACAATTTCAAATACCACCGATACTCTTGCCATCGGGTTTGTCGTCGGTCTTTGTGAGCGGCTGAACCCAGATAAACTGTCAAAGCTCATCATCACTCAAGCGAAAATGTGCGAACATACCGAACTCAAAAACAAAGTAAACAAAGGAGTGTTCAAAAAAATGGCGTTCGATAAGTTAGTTGCGTCTCTTTAAGTTGTAATTGGCGTTGTCGTAGAGTAATATTTCACAATACTATTTTTTACTATAAACATAAAATTGATTCGGTTATGTTTATATTGAATATAAAGGAAAGAATATGATTTATTCATTCATTCGCTGGTTCATTCGTATATTTAAAATGCCCGCCACCGGCTCTGACACCCCGACGTTCGTCCCTGCGCCAGAACCTGTTTCTGACGTCAAAATGGAGGAACACGCTGCCTCCACCACCGAGACCGCCGCCGTGTATTGGCCTGAAACTCAAAGCGTGATAAATGAATGCGACCTCTCGTATTTCAACGACAAGTGGTCCGAAGATATGATTCGCGACGGAATGCGCGCAATCCTCCGCGCGGGTAAATTACCACAAGTGAAGTCCAAAGAAATAAACGTATGGAAATATCTCTCGGAATACAGCCCACCAGAAGGCCGCGGGTTCCAGTTCAGCGCCGGCGATGACGACATCGTGTCGTTGGTCCAGTATCAGATGGAGGTCGGTCATTCTGGTGCGAGCATGGGTTGGACGATGCGCAATATTGAGTTCATCGCGAAGAATGGACTTCCGGCTCACCGAGAGCTGTTTCTCGCAAATCATCTCCGCAGCGGCAGCAGCAGCGACTAGACTGTAGTATAATACACCGGCAATGTATCTACATTCATAAGAATATGCGTGTTTCGCCCCGCCTTCAAGAACTTCGCGGAGAGTGCTGCGTGCTTCTTGTATTTTTTATATGTGATTTTATATCCATCAAATAATGGGTTATGAATTTCAGTAGAAGGAACGTGATTATGGACCGTACGAGAAATCATCTTATACAGTTTAAAATCGGGATACCGCTCTTCACCGGTGGATTTATAGAGCACATTGCGCCCCTTGTCATCCGTCACCCATTTTACAACCAGTTTAATAATGGGGTCGGATTTACACAGTTTTTCCACTTTACGCAGGTCGTAGATAAAATAGTCGAACAGCGCACACGCGAGACGGCATAAATCAAAACTGAAATTGGGTTCTACTGTGGGTTTTTCCGGGTTATAAAAGGGGGGGAAATTGTATTGGGTTGCGGCGTCGCCTTTGGGGTGGAAACTGTCGCTACAGATGAGTTCGCCGCGGAACTTGTAAATCGCGCGGCCGAAATCGATGATTTTGAAAATGCGACCATAGGTGGGAACTTTGTAATACTGGCCTTCGTAGATGTAGTAAATAAACTCCTCGGTGGTTTCAATAAACATCACGTTGTTTGTATGAAGGTCGTTATGTGTAAACGCGAACATTTTCTGATAGATAACGAGCGTCATTATGACTTGGAATAGAATAGAGGCCCATTCTTCTTTTGTCAATTCATCCGTCATCATAATATGGTCGAGCGTGCTGACGCACTTTTCAAGGAGGATGGCCTGGATGGGGAAATCGTTTATTTTTACGATGATTTGCTCGTCGTCGCTGTCATAACTTCCACTCGCACTGTCGCTCTCGTCGCCGTCGCCGTCGCCGTCACCGTCGCCGTCTCCGTCTTTTTGAATCGCGGTATCGTCGGTGCGTTCGTCGCTTTCGTCGCTTTCGCTGTCGCTTTCGCTGTCGCTTTCGCTGTCGCTTTCGTCGCTTATCGTAGTATATGAAGAATTTGACTGCGACGAATCACTATCACTTGTATCAGTATTGTCTCTTGTTCTATTTTTCGAGTATAACACAGTATCAGTGAGCGGTTCCGAGATATTTAACTCCACGATTTCCACGGGTGTAGCACATTCCGTAGTATTGTCCGCTACCGCTACCGCTACCGCGACCGCTACAGTTTCAATGTCCGAAACACTGTCAAGAATATTAATGCGAGTTTTAATACTGGAAAAGTCTTCATCGGCTTGGATATAGCTATTCGCGCCAGTTGCGCCAATCATCGGTTTCATTTTGTTACGGATTTTCATCAACTTGCTTATATTGATATCCGAGAAATCGCCGCCGCCGGTCTCATCATCTCCGAATTGCGAATAATCAATCGTAAAGAGTTCGTTTTCGTATGTATTGAAAAACGAGCACCCAACCAGATAGTCAATATCATCAAACACATTGGTGGAAAATTCGCGTTGCTTACACAAATAACTGCCATAATAGTCGACTCCATGGACGATTCCGTGTTCGTGAAGTGCGCGGCTCGTCAAATAGGAGAAAAATCCGTCAGCATACGACGAATTATTTGTATTGAGTATTTTATCATCACACGTTTCGGGCGTAGAATTGTATTTGGGAAGTGCGCGCGTTTTGTTATCCTTCTGTGTATCATATTTCCCGGATAAATAACGGATAGGGTCAAGAAGAGGAGAATACTTGACAAACATTGGGACGTTGTTGGTATTTCCGTCGTCGTCAGCAATAATCGTTTCTAAATGGTTTAGGGAATGACCGCGGTCGGTGTGGTCGGCAGCGTGGGCGGCGTCGGCGTCAATGATTTGCGTCGGATGCGAGATGATATTCTGTAAATAATACTTTTGATTCAGTTGGATTCCGTTATAGTTGCTTTCATTTACATCAAAAAATCGCGAATATATCGGTATATAATTTTGAATATCATACAGTAATGCGGACTCTATTGTATCAGGGGTATATTTGTGTTTACGGTAATGAAGTTGGAACGCCGATGCCGATGCCGATGCCGCATTGTCTGTCATTGTTCCTAAATGTATAATAGTTATTGATATGATTGATGAATAGAAGTTTTATATTGATTTTAAACGGGCGTGGTCCATTCAGTCCATTCAGTACATTCGTAAAAATGTCATAAAAATAATATATGCCATTTTTATTACTATAATCGTCTACATCATCACTATGAATTTAGAACTCGCAAAGTTCGAGATGAAGGCCATCAGTTTTCGCCCCGATGAAAACAAAGGCCCAGTCATCGTTCTCATTGGACGTCGTGATACCGGTAAAAGTTTCCTCGTTCAGGATTTGATGTTTCATCATCAGGATATTCCCATCGGGACAGTCATCTCCGGGACGGAAGCAGGCAACGGATTCTTCGCGGCCCATGTCCCAAAACTGTTCATCCATGACGCTTATAATACGGCCATCATTGAGAATATTCTAAAGCGCCAAAAGGCTGTCTTAAAGCAGGTCAAAAAAGAACAGGATATGTATAAGAAGTCGTCCATTGACCCGAGGACGTTCGTTGTATTGGATGACTGTTTGTATGATAACAAATGGACGAAGGACGTGATGATGCGCCTCCTCTTCATGAACGGTAGACACTGGAAGGTCATGTTAGTCATCACAATGCAATATCCCCTTGGTATCCCTCCAAATCTCCGCACGAATATCGACTACGTTTTTATCCTCCGTGAACCATATATT